AATTGCTGACATGCAAAAGAAAATGGTTAGCGAAGAAGCCAATAGACTAGAGAGCATGGGTGAATGGAAGTGCCGTGTTCTTGGTATTTCAAAAGAAGATGTCATTTAATTGTTTAGAGTGTCAACAAGAGTTCGATTCTGAACGCAGTCTTCATGCTCACATCAAGAAGCATGACATGTTCTTGCATGATTATTATGTGAAGCACTACCAGCGCAGAGACTTGCTCACTGGAGAACTATTGCCCTTTAAAAACAAAGAGCAGTATTTTCAAACCTATTTCTTGAATAGCGCCAATCAAAATAAATTTTTTGACCAGCAACACTCTAAAGACTTGGGTGTTTGCATGATCTTATTAGAAATGCTTTGCTCCAAAACAAAAGAGGGTTTTGCTCCGTGCGAAGTGATCTTGAACAGCTATGGCTTGCCAAGCATCTCAGTGTTTAAAAAGTTTTTTGGCAGTTATTCTGCGGCGGCTGAGAGTTGCGGTTCTAGGCTCATGTTTAGTGACAAGTTCCCAAAAGAGTGCCACACTCATCCAAACCCAAAGATTTTTATTGATACGCGAGAGCAACAACCTCTTTCATTCTCAAACCATGAGTTTCTAAAATTAGATTTGGGCGACTACTGTGTTGAACCAAAGTATTTTAATTATACGTTTGTTGATCGCAAGTCTGAATCAGATTTTAAATCCACGGTTAGCGAAGACAATTTGGACCGATTCAAGCGCGAACTCTTGCGTGCGCGTGAGCAGGAGAGCTTCATCTTTGTGGTTGTGGAAAGCGACTTTGAACAGATTCAGCAGAACAACGGTAAAAACTCTCACAAGAGCAACTTAGCTTACATCTACCACAACATGAGAGCTTTGCAAATTGAATTCAAAGACTGCTGCCAATTTGTGTTCTCTAGCAACCGCAAGAACAGCGAAAAACTCATTCCTCTTCTTTTGGTTCATGGCAAGAAGCTTTGGAATGTGGACTTACAATTTTATATTAATGGAGGGCTACTAAATGGCTTGGATTGAAGGCAACCAAAAAAGAAGAAAACATTTCTTAAACATCAATCAAGAGATTCTTGCTTCCAAAGACTTTTTGGAAGAGCGGGAAGCTAAAATCATGCTATACAAGTTTCTGAAAGAAAATCCATCTTTCACTTGTGAATTATTAACTGGTATTAAATTGTTTCCGTTTCAGCACATGGCAATTAAAGCTATGATGCTCACAGATTACTTTCTAGGCGTTTGGAGTCGCGGTCAGAGTAAAAGCTTCACAACGGGTTTGTTTGCCGCCCTAGACGCTGTTCTGCATCAAGGAGTGCATATTGGCATCATCTCTAAGAGCTTTCGTCAGAGTCGCATGATCTTTAACAAGATTGAGGACATTATGAAAACTCCAAAAGCTTCCATGTTTGCCGAGGCTGTAACAAGAGTTTCCAAAACCAACGATCAGTGGGTTATGGAAGTTGGCAGAAGCAAGATCACTGCTCTGCCTCTTGGCGATGGCGAAAAGCTGCGCGGCTTTCGTTTTCAACGCATGATTATTGACGAGTTCTTGCTCATGCCAGAACGAATTTTTAATGAAGTTATTTTGCCGTTCTTGTCTGTGGTAGAGAATCCCACAGAACGTCAAGAAATTTATGGCCTAGAAAGTCAATTGATTGAGTTGGGCCAAATGAAAGAAGAGGAAAGAACTCAGTGGCCAAATAATAAAATTATTGGTTTGTCTTCTGCGTCTTACAAGTTCGAATACTTGTATAAACTATATCAGCAATACGAGCATCTTATTTTAAATCCAGAAAAAACTGATGTGGCACATCGCGTTATCATGCACTTGAGTTACGATTGCGCACCAACACAATTGTATGATCAGTCTTTGATTCAGCAAGCAAAGTCAACCTTGAGTCAGTCTCAGTTTGATCGCGAGTTTGGGTCAATATTCACAGATGATTCCAGCGGCTACTTTAAAGTTAGCAAAATGGCAGCTTGCACAATTGAAGACGGTCAAGGTCAGTGCGTGGAAGTGGCTGGCGAACCAAATGATGAATATATTTTATCTTTTGACCCATCTTGGTCAGAAAGCGAAAGCTCTGACGACTTTGGAATGCATGTGATCAAGCTCAATAAAGAGAAGCGCACAGGAACAGTTGTGCATAGCTATGCTATTTCTGGCACTCGCCTAAAAGATCATATTTTTTATTTTTATTATCTTTTGACCAGCTTTAACATTGTTTGCATTGTTGGCGACTATAATGGTGGCGTGCAATTCCTGAACGCTTGCAACGAGAGCGATTTATTCAAGAGCAACAATTTAAAGATTGACTGCTTTGATGCAGAGTTTGACGATGTGCAAAACTACAATGCAGCCTTGCGCGAAGCTCGCAATCAATATAATATAGCGTCTAAAAAGATTTGTCATCTTCGCCGCCCAACTTCGCAATGGATTCGTTTTGCAAACGAGTCGTTGCAATCCTCTTTTGATCACAAGAAGATTTGGTTTGCTGGCAGCGCAGTTAATGATGACTATCAGCGCCAAAGAGCCAAGAGCATTCCCATTGAGCAAATTAAGTTCTTGAGAGTGGCTGATGCAGATGAGAAAAACTCAGCGGCTAAAATGATTGATTTCATTGAGCATCAGAAAGACATGATTGATTTGACAAAAGCTCAGTGCGCCTTGATTCAAGTATCAACCACTAGCCAAGGAACACAGTCTTTCGACTTGCCATCAAACCTCAAAAGACAAAATGGCGCAGATAAAGCTCGTCGCGACTCTTATTCTGCTTTGGTATTGGGAAACTGGATGGTTCAAACCTATTTTGACATGATGAATTTTCAAGCAGAAGACGCAGAAGCTTCATTCACTCCGTTCTTTGTTTAAAAGTGACTTTTAAAGTAGGATTTCTAAGAATTGCGTGTAATATAAACCAATGGCACGCTCTTACAACAAAAAATCTGACTACTGGAAAAAATTTGATCAAAAGTCACTTCCAAACTTTGAATCCACAATTGCTGCTGACATTAATCCAGTATTAGCTGGAGAACCATTTTATACTTCTGACGCTTCCACAATTCAATTCGCCAAAGCTTCAAGAGAAGGTTTGACTAGAACAGAAGCCACTTCTGCCAGAGTGAACCGCGCAGCACTTGCGCCAACATTTGATCGCTACAGCAGCATTCGTGCTGGCATGTTGCCATACAGTTTTTCCAACGATGGCGTTTATATTCGCGAAGCGATTGAGCTATGCCAAAAAGCTTATGCTAATGTTCCTATTTTCCGCAATGCTGTAGATTTGATGTCAGAGTTTTCTAATGGCGAAATCTTTCTTGAGGATGGCACAGAAAAAGCAAGAGATTTCTTTTATCGCTGGATGCGCAAAATTCGTATTTGGGATTTAAAAGATCAGTTTTTCCGCGAATACTATCGCAGCGGCAATATCTTCATTTACCGCATGGATGGTAAATTTGACTTGGAAGACTTTAAAAAGCTTTCCACCATGTATGCAGAAGAGGGCGCTGGCATCAGCAATCAGATTCCTCTCAAGTACGTTATTCTAAATCCTTTTGATATTGTTGCTAGGCGCGTCACAACCTTTAATGCTACAAGTTACGAAAAAGTTCTTTCTGAATATGACTTGGAAAGACTTCGCAATCCGCAATCTGATGAAGACCTTGAGTTGCTTAACTCTTTCTCTGAATCAGATCGCCAAAACATTATGAAGGGCGGCTTTGCTAAGAATGGATTAAAAATCAAAATCAATCCAGAAAAATTACATTTCGCATTTTATAAAAAACAAGACTATGAGCCTTTCGCTATTCCTTTCGGTTTTCCTGTTCTGCAAGACATTAATGCCAAGCTTGAACTCAAGAAAATGGACCAAGCAATCACGCGAACCGTTGAGAATGTTATCCTACTTATCACAATGGGCGCACCGCCCGACAAAGGAGGAATCAACCACCACAATCTCAAAGCCATGCAAGACCTCTTCCGAAACGAATCCGTTGGAAGAGTGCTCATCTCAGACTACACAACAAAAGCTGATTTCGTTATTCCAGACCTTAACAAAGTTCTTGGACCAGCCAAATACGAAACACTAAACAAAGACATTGAGCAAGGTCTTCAAAATATTTTCTTTGGTGATGACAAGTATGGCAATATCTCTACAAAGATTGACATGTTTGTTGATCGTCTCAAAGAGAGTCGCCAAGCTTTCTTAAACGAATTCTTGCAGCCAGAAATCAAACGCATTTCCAAAGCTCTTGGTTTCCGCTCTTATCCAGAGGCTCGCTTCAAAGAAATTGATTTCAAAGACAACACTCAACTTCTTCGCGTTACTACTCGACTCATGGAGCTTGGAGTTATCACTCCACAACAAGGTCTTACAGTGTTCAACACTGGCAGATTCCCACAAGCAAATGAGATTGGACCTGCTCAAGAATCATTTGTTAATGATCGTGAAAAAGGATATTACAATCCGCTTGTTGGCGGCGTGCCAGTTATTCCAAATACTGACGCTCCAGAAACAAACCAAACGCCCAAATCTGCTGGTCGTCCAGAAGGCGCAATCACAGAGGCTAATTTCTCGCGCAAAAATATTCAAGAGGTTGTTTATGAAATCGAGGCTTTTGAAACAAATGTGAAAGCCAAAGCAAAAGAAAATATGGGAGTTAAGAGATTAAACAAGCAGCAAACTTCTGCTATCGAAGAACTCTGCAAAAAGATTATTTGCGCTCATGAGAAAAATGATTGGGAAAATAAAGCTCTTGAATGTGTAAAAGATTTTAATGCAATAGAATCTTTGGGACTTCTTAGCGAGGTTTCCGAGATTGCCGAATCTCACAAATTAGATTTTTATTCAGCAGCCATCCTACATCATAGTCGCACAAATGAGTCCTAACGAAATTCCTATTCCTCTCGAAAAAACAGTTGTTATCAATGGTTCCACTATTGAAGTTTCAATTGCAGAAAAGAAAATGAGCGACAAAGAAAAAGCTTCTTACCAGAAGTTTATGGCTAAATGCATTTCTGAAAGTTCTGCCAAAACAGACAAAGAAGCTGCTATTGCTTGCGCTGTTACATTTGAAAGAATGAAAGAAAAGATCATGGCAGAAGACGATCTTGAAGAAATTAAAAAAGAAGAGGAAGACGAGGAAGAGGAAGAAGAAAAAGAAGAAGAGGGCAAAACCCTTGAAGAAAAAATCAAACTCGAAAAAGAAGACATCAAAGAAGACAAGTTTGAACTCGAACTCGAAAAACAAGACCTTAAAGATGACGAAGAATATTTGAAAGAACTTGAGAAGAAAAAAATGGAGCAGTCAAAATCTGCTGCCAAAAAAGGCGCTAAAATGGAGTATCGTGAAAAAATTAAAACTCCAGCCAATTCTATTGGAATCATCACTGTTGAACAAATCAACAAGTGGGAAAGGGAAGAAAAAAACGAAAACAGATTGGATGAATTGCGCGAAACCAAAGAGGTTTGGAAAAACACTATAGACTTATAAAATGGATTTTAAATATCAGACAAAATTCGATGTTTCTATTCGCCAGTGTCAAATTGGCGAAAACTCTTTCATTTCCACCGCTTCACTTGAGAATTTAAAAAGCCTTCTTCCAAGCCAAAGCATTGACTTGGGCAAAAATATTGATCTCATGGGCGTGGCTTTTGACGCTGCTGTTGTGAATCAATTCAACCGCAATGATGACGGCATTGATTCTGAAACCGCTGTGCAAATTGCACCATATTTTATTCATAAGCCAACAAACATTGAACACAACAAAAAACAAATTGTTGGCCACATTGTTTCTGCTGGTTTCAATTCTTGGGGCGAAAATATTCCCATGACAAACCAAGAAGTTGTTGAAACAAATGGCTTGGTAAACTTGGCTCTAGGAGCAGTTATTTATAAACTTGTTGATCCTAAATTCACTGACTTGATTTATAAATCAACCAGCGAAAGCAACAATCTTTTTAACACAATCTCCGCAAGTTGGGAGCTTGGATTTAATGAATATGTGTTGGCTGTTGGAAGCACAAATTTAAAAGAGGCAGAAATCATTTCAAACCCCAAGCATATTGAAGAACTCAAAGGTAAACTTCGTGCTTATGGTGGCAATGGTAAAATGGAAGATGGCTCTAAAATTTATCGCTTAGTCAAGGGTTCAGTTTATCCTCTTGGCATTGGTTTTACTGCTAATCCAGCCGCTAATGTAAAAGGCTTGTTGCTTGATAACGGCAGCATTCCAGAAGAAAACGTGTCGTTCAAAGACCCACGGGATAAAAAAGTATTTGCAATGAATACAAAAAATATTTCCCAATTCAACCTCAAAGATGTAAACACTAAAAAATCTATGGATTTAGAAACATTCCTTTCAGAACTTAAAGCTTCTCTTTCAGAGAAGAAATTTTCGGAAGAAGCAATCGCCAGCATGACCAGCACCTTTGCTGATGCAATTCGTCAAAAGGACGAAGAGTATCGCGCTACCAAGGCTGAGAAAGAAGCTTCCGAAACCAAGGCCAAAGAACTTTTGGCTTCTGTTGAAACTCTTCAAAAAGAACTTGCCGACACAAAGGTAAAGCTTCAAGAAATTGAAGCCGCTCAAGAAGCTGAAAAAGCTTTGGCTCGTTTCAACGCTCGCATGGAGCAAATTGACAATCTTTATTCTCTCGAAGACGAAGATCGCAAAGTTATTGCTTCCGAGCTTCAAACCGTTGAAGCTTCTGACGAAGCTTTCGCAGCTTATCAAGAAAAGCTCTCTGTTGTGCTCAAGCATAAGAACAAGGAATACCTTGGTCGCTTGGCCGAAGAAACAGAAGCTAAGATTGCTGCCGAAGTTGAAAAGCGTCTCGCTGAACTCAACAAATCCACCGCTTCCACTAAAACCGAAGCTGAACTCGCAGAAGAAGCTCTTGAAAAAGCCAAGGCTTCCGCTGACAAAACCATTCCGAACAACAACGGAGAAACTTCCCTAGAAAAGCAGAGCTTGAAAGAAAAATTTGCCTCCGCATTTTCTCGTGAAAACATCCTAATTTCTTAATTTAACTAACCCAATATGGCTACCAGACTACTCCCATTCCGTCAATATGATGATAACGATGTCATCAACATGTACGC